GTCGTCAGCACTCAGGACAACCTGGACCGTGGTTCCGTCTTCAAGCGCCTGCGCTACCGGAAGAGTGGGGCTGTCTACACCAAGGTATTACTCTAATGTTCAAAGCAATCCTCAGGATGCTCGTGCCTTCCCTTGCTCCGGGGATTGGCCGTAAGTACGGCATTGATCCGATCACGGCAAGCCTCGGCTCCGCAGCGATTGGCGCAGTAGGGAGCATCTTTGGAGACAGTAGCTCGTCCCAAGGTGCCCAACAGCAGCAAGCGAACGTCAACTCCCCGTGGTCCCAAGCGCAGCCTTACATCACCCAAGGGTACGATAAGGCCCAAGGCTTCCTGAATGATGCCACCACGGGCGCCTACACAGGCCCGCGCGTAGCTGGTCTCAATCCGTACACCACTCAAGGCGCCAACAGTACCGCAGCGTTCGCAGGGAACCAAGGTCAGAACATCGCCAATGGTCTGTACGGCAGTGGTAGCTCGATGCTTGGCTTCGGTCAGCAGTTCGGCAATAACGCACAGTCGGTATTTGACCAAGCTGGTACGGACCAGACTCAGAATTTCCTGAATACGGCCAACCAGTACGCCAACAGCCCCTACGCTGACTCGATGATCGATGCAGCCTCTAGGGACACCGTGCGGAACCTGAATGAAAATACACTCCCTGCGTTGAATCTCGCGGCTACCGGCTCGGGTAACCTGAATTCCTCACGTACCGGGGTGGCCCAAGGTATCGCAGAGCGTGGTGCCTCGGACCGTCTCGCTGACATTTCCTCGAGCATCCGTAGCAACCTGTTCAACACAGGCCTCAGTACGGCTCAATCCCAGTACAACACACAGCAGGCCCTCCGCAGCAACGTCAACCAGCAACTTGGTACGGCGTATGGTCAAGGCGTGGGTTCCCTCACGGCTGCTCAACAGGCCAACGGCAACAACTTCGACCAACTCACTGGTGCTGGCAACATTTATCAGACCAACGACCAAGCGAACCTCGACGCCAACAAGGACCAGTACTACGAAGGTCAGAACACCAACCTCGACCTCCTCCAGAAGTACATGAAGATCATCAACGGTTCCTATGGTGGCACGGGTGTGGCAGGTCAAGTCTCCTCGCCGGTCTCCTCGGGTATCCAAGGTGCCCTCGGTGGTGCAGCGTCTGGTGCGGGCATTATCGGCAAGCTTGGCGGGTTCGGCAACTCGGGTACCACAGGTCTCGAAGGTGGTTACAACAACGTCACTGGCGATAACGCCTTCGATAACAAAGACCTCTACGGTTAAGGAAAACCATGGCAAATCAATTTAGCGTGGATGCTCAAGATCCCGGCTATGGTCAACTCCCCTCGTGGCTCAGTGAGGCGATGCAGAGCAAGGACGATGGGTACCCTAATGGGAACCCTGAGGCCCAAGGTGTCCCTTCGTACATCCTTCAGGCCCTTCGGAATCAGCCTGGGACCCTCTCGGCGTACATGGGGGGTGATCCGGGCCAACAAGGGCAACCTCAGGCACCTCAGGGTCCTATGGGTCAGGCTATGGTTCCTCAGGCACCTCAGGGTCCTATGGGGCAGCCTCAGGCTCCACAAGCTCCCCGTAAGGACATGAACTCGATCTACGACGGCCTGATCAATGGTGGTGCTGCGCTCCTCGGGGCTAGGAACCTGAAGGAAGGCCTAGGTGCTGGTGTTCAAGCCTTCAACCAAGGTTACGACGACCGCACGAACAAGGATCGGGAACTCAACCAGCCTAAGGTGACCCCTCTGGCTGATGGTGCCTTCACGCTCCTACAGTTCTCCAACGGGACTCAGAAGGTCGTCAAGAACTCTGAAGTCGCAGGCTACCTCAACCAACAAAAGATCGACGCAGCGAAGGCCAAGGGAGACGCAATTGTCCTCCAGGCTCAGGTGAACTCAGCGGTTGCCTCGGGCAAGAAGGCGGATGAAGCTTCCCTCACTCACGCAGGTGACGAAGCGCAGACCGCAGGGAACGTTAAGGAACTTCGCGACCTCGCTGGAGAGCTTGGCAAGACCGACACGGCCACTGGTCCCATCGTTGGTTCCCTGCCGAAGGGTGTCCGCGATGTCATTACCCCCGAGGGTGCCTCGCTTCAAGACCGTGCTGAACGCGTGGTCCAAGCAGGTCTCCGAGGTGTCCTTGGTTCTCAATACACCGAGAACGAAGGTAAGGCATTCATGGCTCGTGCGTACAACCCGCGTCTCTCTGAAGCTGAAAATGCTCGTCGCCTTTCGCAGGCTGCTGACGAGCTTGAACAACTGGCGAAGGACAAGGCAGGCGCTATCGAACACCTCAGAAGCAAGGGGACACTCGATGGTTTCAAGCCTAATACCTCAGCTTCCAGCGGTAACGCACCAGCAATCAACTCTCAAGCGGACTACGCCGCACTACCTTCGGGTTCCCTCTTTAGGGCGCCTGATGGTTCAACTAGAAGGAAACCGTAATGGCTGAATGGTGGGAAGCTGCTCCCAAAGCAAGCACGATTGATATTGCGTCAGATGCTGAAGGTGCTTCCCCCGCAGTCGCGGATCTTGCCCGCAGTGTCTATCATCAGGAGTCCACTGGTGGCAAAAACACCAAGACTTCCAATGCTGGCGCTGTGGGCGGGATGCAAATCCTTCCTGACACGTTCAACGAAGTCGCTGACAAGGGGTGGGACATCAACAACCCGGAGCACAACGCTCGGGCTGGTGTCCGGTACCTCAAGAAACTAAATGATCTGGCTGGTGGGGACCCTAAACTTACCGCTGTGGGCTACTACGGCGGCCCTGGAGCGATAGAAAAGGCCAAGAAGGGTATCGCAGTAAGCGACCCACGGAACCCGGAGGCCCCTAATACGCTGCAGTACGGCGATCAGGTGGCAGGAAGGGTCCAAGGTGGTAGTAATTGGTGGGAAGCGGCCCCTATTGAAGGACAGAATCCCGCTGCTCCTACGGTTTCCCCTACTAAAGCCCCTTCAGCCGCCAAGAAACCCGTAGCTCCTACGGATTCTGCTGCACCCAAGGCTGATGAACCGCATAGTTGGTTGCGTGAGGTCGATGATACGGTTCGGCATATCGCTGATACGGCTACCTTCGGTCTCGCTGACAAGTTCGCTGCCAAGATGGACGAACTGACAGGCCGCACCAAGGGAACCACGTACGACCAGAACCTCGCCAACGAGCGAAAGAAGGACGAAGACGCTTCCACGGGTGCAAAGGTCGTGGGAGGGCTCGCAGGCGCTGCCGTACCGGGCTTGGGCATCCTGAAGGCTGTGCAGGCTCCCGCTACGGCCTCTAGGGTCGTCCGGGGTCTCTATGGGGCGGGCGTAGGTGCTGCTGAGGGCGCTGCATCGGGCCTCGGTCACAACGATTCCGACAATCTGGTCGACAAGGTTAAGTCTGCAGGGGTCGGAGCGGGTGTGGGCGCTGCTCTTGGTGGTCCCCTCGCTGCCGTTATGCCAGCAACAATGTCCCAGAAGGTCGCCTCGTACGTAAAGCAGCATGGTGAGGAAGGTGCTCGTCGGGTCGCTGAGGCAACCCAGGACCTCACAGGTCTCGCTAGTCGAGAAGCTCAGGGCGGAAAGGCTATTGGCGCCAAGCAGGCGAATGCAATCGGTAATGGTTATGTAGCACAGGCCATGGATCACATTGCGGACCCTGAGATCCGCACGGCTCTCCAACGTGGCCAAGCACTGAGTGATGCGCAACTCGCGAAACTCCCTCCGGATATTGCTGCAATCATCAATAAGCAGACGACCGTTGCTGCTCAGACTGCAGCCAAGCCTGCCTCTGACGGCATCCTCGCAAAGGCTGCCCGGGTTGCTGCACGTAACCTGATCCCCATCGAAGCGCTTCGGAACCTCGCGGTGAATGCGGCGGGTGGTCGGGAGACGCGTGAAGCAGTCATTCAGAAGTTGATCAAGCAAGGCCCGGTGGCTGACAAGGTCCTCGAGCAGTACGGACCATCCAAGGGTGCCCAGGCACTCAAGGTTCTCCAAGCGAAGTCCGCAGCTACACAGGCTCAGAACGCTTCCCGCGCTGGATTCGGTACAGAGGCAGGGCAGGTACTCGCCAAAGATGCGGAGAATGCCCAGGTAAAAGCCGCAGCAGACGCGGTGAAAGCAAAAACCGCTGCAGATGCTCAGGCTACTGCCGCAGACCTCGCTGCAAAGGCCCAAGCGTCCCGCAACGCGATGTCCAAGGCAACTCGTATGCCTCTGGGCGGGGGTTTCCAAGAGACACTCCAAGGGGGCCGTTCGGGTCTCGACCTGACATCTAAGGATTCCCTCGCTGGTCTCCGTGCGTTGTCGAATCACCCCGTACTTGGTCCCGCAGCGACGGAACTACGTAGGACCGGCAAGATCGCTGACGAGAACTCATTCTACGCTGTCCAGAACGGTCTCAGGGGCCTCAAGGAACAAGGGTACATCGGCAAGCAGATGCAAGGTCCCCAAGGTGCACTCTCCAGTGCAACTGAGGCTGTCCGTAATCCTATCGCATATAAAGAGGCCGTACGTCAGGCAGGGTCGGCGTTAGACCGTGCTGTATCCAAGGCCCCTACGGATGAACTGGCAGGATTCGCGTCACAAGTGGCGAACTTGAGGACCACTGCCGCTAAGGAAGCTCTCGTGCAGAGTCGCCTGCAGTCCGCAACCCCTACGGAAGCCAAGTTCATCAAGGAATTGGTGCACCCGCTTACCAAATATGGTCCTAAGAAATGAAAGTAACAGAAATGTTGTCCCTACTCTCGGCGTTTGATGAAGTCTACGCGTCGAGTTTTCTAACCGAAAAGGAAAAGGCAGTCATTGGTACCGAGGTTCTCCTTCGGCTCCCCCATGAAGGCCTCTACCCGTCTGCTGACGCCACCTTGAAAGCGATTCAACGCTCGATTGGTGAACGTGTAACCCAACTGGAGGGAACTCTTGGAGCAGCAACAGAAAAAGCCACGAGCAAACCGACCAAAGGGAACACCAAAGTCAAAGACGCCGGGGTTCGCGGAGTTAGCTAAGACACCTGAGGGACGTGCTCAGATGGCCGAATGGCGCAAGTTGGCCATAGGTAAGGGCGGCCGTCCCAAGGGAGCCACTGACGGCTTCTCTGCATACCGTCGAAAGAAAATGATTGCCAAGGCTGCGGCTGAGGCGAAGGTAATTGTGAAAGCTATGGAAGACAAAGGAATCGTGATCCCGAAGGATGCGGCGGCTCGGGAAGCATTTGAAACCGTGGTCACCGAAATGCGCCGCAAGGATCTTCTGCCCAAGGACAAACTTGCGTTCGCACGCACGGTCCTTGAGTGGTCGATGGCCAAGCCCGCAGCGGAGACCAACGTGACCGTTAAGAAGGCTGAGGATTTCCTCAGTGAAATCGCAGGAGATTTGGATAAGTGACAGAACCGTTGTGGTGGCTAACCAAGGACGGCGATAAGACCTGCCTTGCTATGTATGAGCGCCACTACTCGGCCTATCACAGTGAAGGTAAGAAGAAGCGGAAACTCTTCATCGGCCCTGGGGAGAAAGTAGTCCTCAGGACCGAGAAGGGTGACGCATGTTTCGCCTGGAGAAAATTCATAGATGACAGTGGACAACAAGGCATCAACTGCGCTGTCTTCCGTAACGAAAGCCCGCACCTTAGCAGCGAACTCATACGCCAAGCGGACGCAATTGCTGACTGCCTCTGGCCTAATAGCAGGCATTACACCTACGTCCATCCGGACAGCGTTGCCTCAAGGAACCCTGGATTCTGCTTCATCAAAGCAGGATGGTCCCGCTGCGGCAAAACGAAGAAGGGCCTTCTAATATTGGAGAGAGTGATAAGTGAGTGATCAAAGAGCGGTCCGCAAAAGGCTCTATGAGGATTTCGAGTTCTACGCGCGACACGCTCTGAAGATCCGAACGAAAGAGGGGACCATCGCCCCCCTCGTCCTCAATGCAGCACAAAAGATTTTCATGAAGACGGTCATCGACCAACTTCAGACAACCGGCAAAGTGCGTGTAGTGGTTCTTAAGGGGCGGCAGCAAGGTCTCTCAACGATCATCGAAGGCATCCTCTACTGGTGGACAAGCCAACATAAGGCCGTCAAATCACTGGTCATGACCCATCAGGGAGAAAGCACCAAGGCTCTCTTTGAGATGTGTCGTAGATACCATGAGTCTTGTCCTGAGATTCTAAAACCCCACACTAAGTACTCATCCCGCAAGGAGTTGAGTTTTGACCTGCTTGATAGCTCCTACATGGTGGCTACCGCAGGTGGCGAGGGTGTTGGCCGTGGCGAGACGCTACAGCTTGCACACCTTTCCGAAGCAGCCTTTTACCCGCCAGCAACAGCCAGAGACAACATCAACGGCCTCATGCAAGCGATCCCCAATGCTAAGGGAACCTTTGTATTCATTGAGTCAACCGCGAATGGCATTGGAAACCCTTTTCATGAGATATGGACCAACGCGGTAAATGGCACCAACGAATACGAAGCGGTGTTCATACCCTGGTTCGTGCAACTTGAGTACCGCATGCCGGTACCCGAGGGATTCGAAAGGACCCCAGAGGAAGACGCGTTAGTCAAGAAGTACGCCTTGGATGACGAGCAACTGATGTTTCGCCGTAGGAAGATAGCCCTCAACGGCATTGAACTCTTCAACCAAGAGTACCCCTGCCACGCCGACGAAGCTTTCCTGACCTCCGGGCGCCCTGTGTTTCATCCTCAGCAGCTTCAGAGTCTTATCGAACAGGCTCCGGATATTGTGTCCAGGTTGGAACTGATCAATGAGGACTTCGAGGAACAGCCTCGGGGTTCCTTGATTCTCTACCACCATGTGGATCCAGGAGAAACCTACTACATAGGCGCTGACGTGGCTATGGGGGTACGCGGAGGGGACTGGTCTGTAGCTCAGATCCTAGACTCCAAGAAGAGGCAGGTGGGGGTCTATAGGTCCCAAGTACACCCTGACTACTTCGCTACGGTCCTTGAGAAGCTTGGGTACTTCTTCAACACAGCAAAGATAGCGGTAGAAAATAATAACCACGGGATCTTGACCGCGACCCGGCTAGGAAAGGACCTCGCGTACCCTGCGATGTACTTTGAAACCGCTGTCGATAAACAGACTGAGCAGGAAACCATCACGTACGGTTTCAGGACGACGGTAAAGACTAAGCCCCTCATCATTGATAAGTTGCGGGCGGCCTTCCGTGAGAAAGAGGTCACAGTGAATGACAAGCTCACCTTAAGAGAGTGTCAGACCTATGTGGTCACTGACGATGGAAAGATGGAGGCAGAGGCGGGATGCTTTGACGACTGCGTTATGAGCCTAGCCATTGCTAACTTTATTCACGAAGGCCACTACGTCCCTATAACGGTTACGGATGACTTCTACTTTGAGATGATCTAATTTTGAAACAGCGTAAGTATGGGGATACCCGCGACGATGGCTTTCGGTTTCTGAAGTACGCGAAAGGGAACAAACTCGACGGGTCCGCAAGGGAGCAATGGGTCAGTCCCGCTGCTTGGATGCGGACCCGTGTGGACACCGCTTGGCGCAACGCTAAGAAGAGGGCATTAGATGCCTCGGTTCCCTTCGATATTGACGTGGACTACCTCCTATCCGTGTACCCCTCAGACGGGTTATGCCCCATCCTTAAGATCCCAATGATATTTGGCGGCGAAGAGCGGGCGAACAGCCCCTCAGTTGACAGGTATGTTCCGGAGAAAGGCTACACACGCGGAAACCTGTGTTGGATATGCACCAAGGCCAACATCATCAAACAAGACATCACAGACCCCGAGGTCTTCTTAGCTGTCGCAAAGTACGTTAGCGGCTGCACAACACAACACACGAGTAACTTAAACAATGGCTAAAGCTGACAAGTTCAAGCCGGTATCGAAGGAAGAGTTGGCAGTCCTTGTCGAGCGCCAGATTAAAACCTCGTCCGTCTATTACGACTCCAAGCTCTCTGACGAACGCCAGAACGTGCTTGATTATTACCAGGGGACTAAGCCTGCGCCCTCGCATGCCGGTAACTCTAAGTACGTTTCGATGGATGTCTTCGATTCCGTGGAGTCCCTCAAGGCTGTCCTACTCGAGACCTTCTCCGCAGGTAACAAGATCGCATCCTTCGACCCGCAAACGGCTGCGGATGTCGATTCGATGAAGATTGCGACCGAATTTGCGGACTATGTGATCCATCGCCAGAACGACTCCTACAACATCTTCTCCCAACTGATCCACGATGGTCTTATCGCCCGCGTAGGGATCGTTAAGATCTACTGGGAAGAGTGTGAAGAGGAAGCGGAAGAGACGTTCGAAGATATCCCTATCGAACAGGCGGACCTCCTCGCGGAGCAGCCTGACGTAGTTAAGATCGAGATCGAGCACGACGAAGAGACAGGCCTCTGTGAAGGCACGCTCACCCGCAAGGTTGATCGCTCGCAGGTCAAGATCGTCAATATCCCTCCCGAAGAGTTCCTGATCACCTCTACGGCTTCCTCGATTGAGGATGCAGAGTTCGTCTCCCATAGAACCCGTAAGACCAAGTCGGACCTGAAGAAAGCTGGATACGACCCGAAGAAGATCGCTGAGATTAGCGGTGAAGGTTCGGACGATACCTTGAACATGGATCCCGAGAAGATCACGCGGTTCCAAGACATCGGTGCGTCCTTGCTTGACGAGAGTGACTCAGAGTTGCAAGAGGCTTCCGAGGGTGTCCTGGTTCACGAGAGCTACATGTACCTCGACATGAACGGTACGGGCATCACGAAGCTCTGGAAGGTTACCTCGGCTGGTTCGGTGATCCTCGACAAGGAACAGGTAGAGAAGAAGCCGTTCCTGCACTTCTGTCCGACTCCGGTTCCCCATGCATTCTATGGTTCGAACTACGCAGCCCGAGTGATCCCCACGCAGAACGCACGGACTGTACTGACCCGAGGCATTCTGGACCATACGGTCATCACCAATAACCCCCGCATGATGGTGGTTAAGGGTGCCCTGACGAACCCCAAGGAACTCCTTGAGAACCGCATTGGTGGTCTGGTCAACGTTACCCGCCCTGATGGCCTGATCCCGCTCCCTCAGCCTGGGCTGAACCCCTTCGTGTTCCAGACGCTCCAGCTTCTCGATGAGGAGAAGGAAGAGGTCACTGGTGTCTCGAAGCTATCCCAAGGTCTCAATAAGGACGCCCTGTCGAAGCAGAACGCACAGGGAATGGTCGAAGGTCTCGTGTCCCTCTCGCAGCAACGCGAGAAGATCATGGCCCGTAACTTCGCCAACCAGTTCATCAAGCCTCTGTACCTCGAGGTCTACCGTCTGGTCATCCAGAATGAGAAGCAACAGAAGGTGATCCGTGTCGCTGGCAACTTCGTACCTGTCTCTGTTGAGGAGTGGACCGAGGAAGTCACTTGCACCATCGAGCTTCACCTTGGGGCCAATGAGCAGCAGAAGGAAGCCCAGAAGATCCTAGGTATCGGTCAGGTCCTCGGACAGGATCCGAACAATGCTCGCATGTTTGGTGAACAGAACCGATACAACCTCGCACGGATGTACATCGAGAAGATGGGTATCAAGCAGGTCGAACTGGTCCTCACGGATCCGAAGACCCTCCCGGCACCTCAGCCTGATCCGATAAAGATGCGGGAACTGGATATCGAGGAACGCAAGGTCGCTGTGCAAGAAAGCGTTGCTCAGACTTCGCAGTCCAAGGTCCAAGGTCACATCAGTATCGAGCAGGTTCAATCCGACATCGACCGCCTCAAGGTTCAACTCGAGAATGTCCGCAAGGAACGCGAGCTTGACATCAAGGAATACGAAGTCACGTCCAAGGCCGCTATCGCTGTTGAAGAGATGGCACAGGCTAAGGAAATGGCTGCGGCTGATCCTGCGTCTGCCAAGGCAATCGTCTCCCCTAACTAATCCCCAATGAGCGAAGAACTCACGCTCAAACGTGGCACAGCCGCTGAGGTGCTTCTGGAAACAGAGGCCTTCACGGTCGCCATCAACGAGCTATACAACGAACAACTCAACGTGATGACGATGAGTGCTCCGGAAGACAAGGAGAAGCGAGAGATTGCTTACTTCCAGATCCGAGCACTACAGAGCATCACCGCAGAACTCACTGACTGGGTCTACCAAAAGAACCAGTTACTTAAACCCACTGAAGAGTAAAACCCAATATGACCACGACTACCCAATCGGGCGTCGACAGCAACACCGCTGCCGCCCTCAATTACACCGAAGGCGACGCAGCAGAAGCCTTCTTGTCTCGATGGAGCGAAGAGGACCCTGAAGAGGTATCCGAAAGCCCTGAGGAAGACGAAGTCGAAACCGATGATGAGACGGTCGAGACTGAAGCTGAAGAAGACCAAGAAACCGAAGAAGATAACGAAACGGACCCTGAAGAAACGGACTCCGAGTCGGACGATGAAGATCAAGAAGAAGATGCCCCCGAGGAAACCAAAGATACCTCGGATGACGTCAAGGTCAAGATCAAAGTTGGCGACAAGGAGCACGAGGTATCCGTCAAGGATCTGAAGCGACTCTACGGTCAGGAAGCAGCACTGACGACGAAGTCCCAAGCAGTAGCAGCAGAGCGTAAGCAGGTCGAAGAGAACGGTAAGAAGCTGGCGGCCCAGATGCAACGAGTCTATGAAAAGGCCGCTGCTCGTTGGGAACCGTACTCGAAGATCGACATGCTCGTGGCAAGCAAGCAGTTGGATGGCGATCAGTTCGCTGCCCTCCGTGCTGAGGCCCAAGCTGCCTACGAAGACTTTCAGTTCATCTCTCAGGAAGCTGACACGTTCGTGAAGGATGCGAATGCGCAGCGCCAAACCTTCCTCCAGACCCAGGCCAAAGAGGCCGTCAAGGTACTGAAGGAAAAGATCCCCGGCTGGAACCAAGCCACATACAACTCCGTGCGTGAATACGCGATCTCCCAAGGTCTCCCGGAGGCGATGATCAATGAGTTGGTGGACCCTGTGGCAATCCAATTGATCCACAAGGCCATGAACCACGATAAGGCTAAGGCCGTTGTCACGAAGAAGAAAGTTGTGACACCGAAGAAGGTCCTCAAGACCACCAAGACTACCTCAGGTCGAGATGTCCAGGTCAACAAGGCCGCAGCCCAGATGAAGCGATTGAAAGCTTCGGGCACTACGGATGACGCAGCGGAAGCCTTCTTGGCACGTTGGGCGCAGGACTAATCTCTCTCTCTCCATTTAGGAACATAACACCATGAGCAATACCGCATTCAAGACGTACGATCAGGTTGGCAAGAAGGAAGACATCAGCGACGTGATCTCGAATATCAGCCCGACGCTGACCCCGTTCACCACGCTGGTCAAGAACGACAAGGCTTCGAACACGCTGTATCAATGGCAGGAAGATGCACTGGCAACGGTGTCGTCGAGCGCAGTGCTTGAAGGTGCTGATGCTGCTGATAGCACGCTTGCTGCAACCCAAATGCGTGCCAACACGACCCAGATCTTCCAGAAGACTGTGAAGGTGTCGAACACGGCTGACACGGTGTCGACGTATGGTCGTGCTAAGGAATTGGCATACCAACTCGGTAAGAAGTCGGCAGAAGCCAAGCGTGACCTCGAGTACGCCTATGTTGGTCTCGCGACGACCGCAGTGGTTGGCTCGGAAGCCGTTGCTCGCAAGTTCGGTAGCGTCTGGGGTACGGACGTGAACGGTGCAAAGCTGATCAACGCAGCGAACACGATTGACCACACGGCAACCCCGGCTGCCCTGGTTGAAGCGGACATCCTCTCGGCTAACCAGAAGCTGTATGAGAACGGTGGTGAAGCTAAGTTCCTCATGATCAAGCCTGCTGACTCGCTGATCGTTGCTGGCTTCTCGGCTGCTGCTGGTCGTCTGCGCGACTTCGGTGCTGATAAGGCCATCGTCAACGTGGTGGACCTGTACGTGTCGCCGTTCGGTGAGCAGAAGGTTGTGATCAACCGCTTCCAGAAGGCTGACTCGGCACTCCTGTTCGATCCGGCTAACTGGAAGACCACGGTCCTCCGTAACTGGTTCCGCAACCCGCTGGCTATCACGGGTGACGGTCACCGCGAGCAGATCGTTGGTGAGTTCGGCCTGAAGCACGTCAACTACGGTGCATCGGCTGCCATCATCGGCCTCACGGGCACGAACCCGACGATTCCGTGATGAATCACAGGGCCGTGTTAGTTCACATGGCCTAGTTACACCCTTGGGACCCTTCGGGGTTCCATCCAAATTCCTTTACGCCCTGTGCTGCTCCTACTCTCGGTGGCACGGGGCTTTTTTATTCCCGATGACAACTCAATACCACGACATTGGTCGCTCGATCAGTGAGAACACGGACGGCCACATCATTGAGCGCGTCCAGCAAATCCCCACGAAGTTCCTAGACCGCCTTGCAGCAGAGCGCAATGAATCCATGAGTGTCCGCGAGACCGAAAGTCAGCGCGTAGCTTCCATCCCCGTATGCGTGGTGGAGAAGTGGATCAGCGAAGGCTTTGACTTTTGGTCAGAGTCGAATGCTCGCATTGTGGCGAAGCTGAAGGCTGAAGGTCTTGAATACTTTATGACAACTGGAAAGCAAGTCTAATGAACCGTCAACAAATCCGCGCCAAGGTAAAAGGTCTTCTCAATCGTAACGACTGCACGGACGAGTTGGCGAATGACTTTATCAACATGGCCCAAACCCGGATTGAGCGCACCCTGCGTTCTCCAGGTCAAGAGAAGATCAGTGTATCCACTGGTAATGCTCTCACAGTAGAAGACGAGATCGTCATCCCTTTTGACTTCCTCTCGTTGAAACATATGTACTCCGGAGATGTCCTCCTGAGCAATAAAGATTTGGGGCACTTCCTGAGTCTCCCTAAGGAATCCGGTCAACCCCGATATTACTGCCGGGTCGCAGGGTCGTACCTGATGAAGCCTGCAGTTCCCTTGGGTACCTCGGTCTACATGATCTATTACGGCGCACAGCCTGCACTGGTCAATGACACCGACACCAACCTCTTCACCACAGTCCTTGCGGACCTTTTGATCTACTGTGCGCTCGCCTTCGGGGCAGATTATTTCGTTGACGATCGTGTCACTGGTTTCGAGACCAAGTACGAAATCCTCTATGCCGAAGTAGAAGAGCAGAGCCGTCTCACGGATACCGATCAGAGCACGCAAGCGATGGAACCTGCCTACGGCTCGGAGTATTAATGACCACCAGTTTCTTTAACGGGGAATCGACGTTCCCTGAGAATAACACTACGGACCAGTTGGTCGACGCTCTGCAGGCTCAGTTGACCGCGAGTACTGCGGATTCCCAAGCTGCCCAAGCTGCCGCTGTGTCCGCTGCTGCCTCTGCGTCTAACGCTGCGATCTCTGAGGGGAACGTAGCTGGCCTCGCACAACAGGCCAATGATACCTTGGCCCAAGCTAACACGGCTATCACTGCTGCGAATGCTGCTGCCACTGCTGCTCAGACCTCGGCAACCAATGCGGCATCATCTGCTTCCGCAGCTTCCGCGAGTGCTTCGACCTCTGGTACCGCTGCGGGTCAAGCCTCGGTAAGCGAAACGAACGCTGCAGCTTCCGCAAGTGCAGCCCTGGCCTCGAAGAATGCAGCGGGGACTAGCGAAACAAACGCGGCAGCCTCGGCAACTGCAGCGAACACTAGCAAGGTGAACGCAGGGACCAGCGAGACCAATGCGGCTGCATCGGCAACCTCAGCGAACACCTCGAAGAACGCAGCGGCAACTAGCGCAGGCAATGCGGCAACCAGCGAGACCAATGCCCTTAGTTCCAAGAATGCAGCGGCTACCAGTGCAGCCAATGCGGCAACCTCTGAAGGTAATGCCCTGACCAGCCAGAACGCTGCGGCAGCTTCGGCTCTCGTGGCTCAGAACTTTACGGCATCCCTTGCTGGTCGCAACAGGATCATCAACGGGGACATGAGGGTTACACAGCGGCCCGCTTTAGCTGTGACTACGGGTAGTTCGGGGTACGGACAGTGCGACAGGTGGCAGGCCGCTAACAGTGGGGGAGGAACCCTCACTCTTTCTCAGACCTCTCTAGCCGACGAGACTGGGGTCCTTAAGCCCTTTAACAATTGCGTAGCTACCGTTGCGGCTACAAACCTGACTGGTGGCAACAACATCCAGGCACACAAGCACGTTATTGAGGGGGTTAACGCCTATGATCTTATCGGGAAGCAGGTTACCGTAGGCTTTACAGTCCGTAGCACGATCCCAGGTACGTTCGCGGTTGCCCTTCGGGATGGGCCTGGTGGTTATTCTTGCGTTCAAACGTTCGCCATTCCAACTGTTAATGTAGGACAAAGGGTTTCAGTAACGTTCCCCGCGATTCCCTCAGGTGCAACCATTCCTCAGTCTAACGCTGCAGGCCTCGCCCTGACAATTGGGGGACTCAATACCGGCTCGCTCCAAACAAGTTCCACTAATACGTGGGTCGCGGGGAATTTCTTCACTGTCCCCGGGCTTACCAATTGGGCAGGGACGTTGAACGCAGGCCTTCACATTACCGATGTCCAGCTTGAAGCGGGAACCGTAGCCACCCCGTTTGATCGGCGCTCGTACGCTCAAGAACGTAGCCTGTGTATGAGGTATTACCAGCAGTCATACTCCGATGGCGTTGCGGCAGGGACCAACCTTGGTTTCACTGGCGGGATCGCTGAGGCCACCGGGGGTGGGGCATCCAGTCCTAATACAATTAATCTGGTGCGCTTTCCTGTTGAGATGCGGGCTGCCCCCTCGGTTACCTTCTATGACTCGTTGGGGGCTGTGGGGAAGATCTCGACAGATGGGATCACGAACGGTGTCTCAAGTTCTTCAGTCGATAATCTGACCACTAAGGTCTTCAAGATATTCGCGGCGGCGGTGTCTCGTATCTCCTTTCACTACACAGCTAACGCGGAATTCTAATCATGACCTACACAATCAATCCTAAAGGCGGGGTCATACGAGATGCTGATGGTGCCTACATCCCCGAGGACCTTGGGAACACCGACTATGTCCTCTACCTCGTGTGGAAGAACAGCGGCAACACCCCCACGGCCCCCTCAGTCTCCCCCGTGGACCTCCAGCGTCTCCTCACGGACACCGTGCAGTCGATCATGGACACCAAGGCCCAAGCGTACCACTACGACAACCTCACGACTGCCGTGACGTACGCTGAGGAACCCTCGGTCCCTAAGTTCCAAGAGGAAGGCCAAGCGTTCCGTGCGTGGCGTTCTCAGGTGTGGGCTTCGGCCTACTCCATCCTCGCTGAGGTCCAAGCGGGTCACCGTAGTTTCCCCACGGTCGCTGAGGTCCCCTCGCTGCTCCCTCCGTTCCCGCTGGATTGACCATGAAGTACCTCTGGAACCTCTTGGTCTCTCTTGACCAATTCATCAATACGTTCCTCCTAGGGGACCCTGACGAGACCCTCTCTAGCCGTGCCGCCAAGGCAATGCTTAAGGGGAAGCGTTGGGGCTGCGTGCTCTGTCGTCTCCTTGATTACGTGGAGAAAGACCACTGTCTGAAGTCCCTCGAGGCCGATGAGGGAGCGCAGGCAATTATCAAGGACTAACAAATGGCATGGCGTGAACTAGCCTTCGGTCTCATCACGGGATTCGAGGGGTGCAAGCTAACTGCATACCCTGATCCTGCGACAGGTGGAGCACCTTGGACCGTCGGGTACGGTGCGACAGGGAAGGGGATCACCAAGGGAACCCTATGGACCCAGGCACAGGCTGACGATGACCTCAGGAAGCGCATAGAGGTCCTTGGTGCCTTCGTGGACCCTGAAGTAAAGATACCACTGACAGACGAAGAGAGGGCTGCCCTGATTTCCCTAATCTACAACATAGGCCAAGGGAACTTCGACCATAGCACTCTGCTCAAGAAGCTGAATGCACGGGATATCGAAGGGGCAGCCAAGGAGTTCCTTAAGTGGAACATGGCGGCTGGCAAGGTAATGGCTGGTCTTACAAAACGAAGAAGCGGAGAGATGGCTGAGTTCCTGCTCGGCGCAGACTTTACCCAACAGCAGAGAGCAGCATGACAGACATCGACAACCGCGTCTCTCGATTGGAGTTCCGTGCAGACGCTACGGACGAAGGCCTCAAGACCTTGCGCGACAACCAAGAAGTATTCGGGAGAAGTCTCGATGCTATCGAGAAAACCCTCCTACAAATTAAGTACGCCCTCTATGGGGGTGGATTCGTGTTCGCACTGAGCACACTGGGCCTCAAGGAAACCATCCTGAAGCTCATCCTACATTAAGGTA